ATAAGAGAACAAATAAGAGAGACCGTTAACACTCTCAGTTTTGGAACGATTGCAAAAGACAAGGGATCTTTTGGTAGTCTTTTTGGAAGCGAAGCAACTAAAGCGATGGGTTATGCTTCTGGTGGTCAAGTAACAAGAGGTGGTGAAACTGTAGGTGGAACTATAGGAAGAACTGTAAAAAGTGAAAAGGTTTCCAGAACTATTGATATTCCTACCTCACCACTAATCCCAGGTATTGATGCTGGAGGATTAAGTCCATATAAAGGCGATTCAACACTCAAAAATATTGACGCATTTTTTCCAAATCCAAAAGATCCAAAGTACATAAATGTAAACCAACTTATAGTTAAAAGTTATGGATCTGTTTCCTCTGTCCCATTTCTCAGTCCTTTACTAGAAGTTTCTCTTAAAATATTATCTGGAGATGCTCCATCAACTGGCGACTATACTGCTATTGGATTTTCTTTAAACAATTTTATCAATACCATTTTAGATAAAACTATTGCGCCTGGGACTAAAACAAGTATTAGTGAGCAAGCAGGTAATGTTGATATATCAACGTGGGCAAAAAAAGCAGCAGAAGAATCTATAGCAAGTTCTGCACAATCTATTATAAGTGATTTAGAATCTCAGTTTAATTTGAAGAGAGCACATGGTGAAGATAGTGCAGTAAGTCCTTCAGCACAGAAAGGTCCTACTGCAGGCGACAATCCATTGTCTCAGTTTGGTGGCCAAGCACAATTTGTAATTGGTGATAGTATCGCTCATGGTTTTGCTGGTAGAAGTGGTAATGGAAATGAAACTAGTGATACTCAAGTTGGTCGCAGTGCTGCTAATGTTTTAGAAATACTTAAGTCAAAGGGTGATGCTTTGAAAGGTATGTTAGTTGATTTGTCTACAGGTATTGCTAATTCTACGGATGATTTTTCTTCTGTTGAAGAACAACTATCTTATTTAAAATCAGTGGGAGCAAGGGTTCGTGTTCTTGGTGTAGGTGATGAGTTTAGTAAAACTAAAGGTGGGATTAATGAAAAACTTTCTCAACTGGCAAGTAAATATGGATTCTATTTTTATGGTGGATATCCTGGTGGAAAAGATAAAGTACATGGAACTGATGAAGATTATAAAAACTTAAAACTAAAAAGAGATAAAGAAACCGCAGCAACAGTTGATGTAATTCCTCAAGGAAATGTTGATGTGGAAAAACTAAAACAACTTGCTCGTGGTGCAGGGTTTAAAGAAAGCGAAGTACCAATTATGGTAGCAATAGCTTTGGCAGAATCTGGTGGCAATTCTAAAGCACACAACCCAAAACCACCCGATAATTCATATGGTCTATGGCAAATTAATATGATAGGTGGTTTAGGTCCCGATAGAAGATCTAGATATGGTCTTTCTTCAAATGAGGAATTATTTGATCCTGCAACTAATGCAAGAGTGGCAAAAAGAATACGTGATGAGCAAGGTTTGGCTGCGTGGACAACTTATACTGGTGGTAAGTATAAAAAATTTCTATCCATGTCTTCAAAAGAACATGGTGGATATGTTAATAAGACAGAATATGTTTTAACTCATCCAGGTGAATATGTAATTGATGCAGATTCTGTAACTTTATTTGGTAAGAATTTTTACGATATAATTAATCAAACCGAAACGATAACTCAAAGAAGAAGTGCTTCTGAAAAACTAACTCAAATTCTAAGTCAATATACTGAGGATGGATATCCAGAAACAGAAGATGACTATACATATTATATGCCTCAGCAAGATTCTATTAATATAATTCCTCCCGAAGTGATCATGCTTGGTGGTTCTTCTGGAGGTGGATCTGGATCCGAAGATCCATCTAAGGATGGTCTTTATGCGTAGTAAATAGTAATACGAAGTAATCTAAAAAATGCCACAAAACCCGATAACTTCAGCACAATCAAAAGATTTTGATATACCACAATGTCTTATTCTTTCTAATGATGAAAAGACAAAAGTTGACATATCTACTATTATTACAGACTTGTATTATTACGAAAGTGTTTTAAATCCAACTATAAAAGTTGATTTGGTTTATGCTGAAACTGGATATAGTGTTGAGAAAGATGGTAGTCTAAAAACAGTTGTAGAGGGTTTGCCTTTAGTAGGAACTGAAAAAGTTGGATTGAAATTAAAAGATCCAAATGAAGTTGAACTTTCCTTAAATTTATATGTTGATAACGTTAAACCATTTCATGATGATAGTGCAAAAACTGTTGTAGGTTTAAACTTAGTATCAAAGGAATCTATTTTTAACTATAAAACAGTTCTGAATAAAAGATTTGATGGCAAGATATCTGATCATATTAGAACAATACTCAAAGATTTTTTAAAGGTTGATGAAGGAACTAAGAAATTAGATATAGAAGAAACCGCAAATAACTATAATTTTGTAGGTAATAATAGAAGACCTTTTTATGCTATGCTTTGGTTAGCAAAGAAGGCTGTTCCCAATGGAGCATCTCTGGGTAATACTGCAGGATATTTCTTCTTTGAAACTTCGGATGGATTTAAATTTAAATCTATAGAAAATCTTCTTTCTGAAACCGAACCAAGCGGAGGAAAAAAGAAATATAAGAGTTTGGTATATAATGACACTCCAGATGGAAGAGGATCAAATGTTCCTCCAGAGTATGGTGGAAAGATACTTCAGTATAATATTGAAACTGCCGCTGGTAATGTTCAATCTAAATTTGAAATTGGTACTTATTCCACAAGAACAATTCTGTTTAACCCCTTTAATTGTTACTATGAAATTATTCTTCCAAATGTTAAAGGTGGTGACAAGGGAAGTGAAAAGAATTTAAAGAAGGCTGGAAATGAATTACCAAAGTATAATAGGGAATTTGATAGACCTGAGAAAGAAAAAGATTTCTCAAGAACTCAGTATGTTTTGGTAGACTGTGGTTCTCTACCTACAGGTAATACTGAACAGCAGATACAAAAATCTGAGGAAGAGAATTTTGATCCTAGAAATATTCTCAATCAGTCTGTGATGAGATATAATCAATTCTTCTCAACCTCAGTTACTATTACCATCACAGGAGACTTTAGTTTACATGCTGGAGATTATATCTATATTGACACACCACAACTTTCAAATAAAGATACTCAAACTATGAACGAACAGTTTGGAGGATTTTATGTTATCGCAGAACTGTGTCATTATATTAGTTTAGCAAATGGTGGATACACTAAATTAACTTTAGTTAGAGATTCTGTGGGAAGAAAAGGTTCTCCCATACCGCTCTAAATAGTTTATAATATTGTACGCACTATCATGGAAAGCGTAGACAAGCATATTGAGCATGATAAAAAAGTTCTTGATGATCCTTTGACTTCACCACAAGCAAGACGCCATACTGAGGAAGAGTTGCAGGCACTGGAGAGATGGGTTGAAACGCATCCAGAGGACCATCATGATCCTACTGGTCTTGAACTTTATTGTAATGATAATCCAAATGCATTAGAGTGTAGGGTATATGACGACTGATGAGTGAAGGAACTTTATTTAATCCGGGTTTTCTAGGGGCAAGTTTCAACTGGTGGATCGGCCAGATTGCTGACGATTCCACTTGGAGAGATAATAGTGTTCCTGGAAAATTTGAATCGAAAGATCAAGTACCTGGATGGGGAAAGAGATATAAAGTTCGTATCATAGGTCTTCATGATAAGGAGGAAGCGTCTATTCCTTCGGACCAATTACCTTGGGCTCAAGTAATGTATCCCATCACCGCTGGTGGTGGGCAAGGTAACTCTGCACAGACTGCAAACCTCCGTCAAGGAATGTTTGTATTTGGTTTCTTCCTTGATGGTCAGGATCAGCAAGTTCCTGTCATTATGGGAATTCTTGGGAACAATGCTCAGACTGCACTCAAGACTTCTATTGGTACTGATGATTCTAATTTTGCTCCGACTAGCGGATATGCAAACGGTAAAAATCCTCCATCAGGAACTGCAAAACCAAGGGTTCCTGATGAAGGACTTGTAATATCAAAACCAAAACCATCAGAACAATCACAGGAGTGTTCTCCAGCTCCTGCTGGTGTTAAAGTTAATAAGTATGGATTGAGAGCGGATAAACCTCTTACAAAACCTCAGTTTGCTGACCAACAAAGTGCCTTAGCGGAGGCAGAATCGAAGGGGTTAACAGGTTCTCAGAAAGATGATTTTGTTCAGCAAAAGGTTGCTGAAGGTATTGCGGCAAGATGTCAAGCAGCAAATTCTCCTGCAGGAACTCCACATCCTGGTGCAACGAAAGAAAATGCAGATGCTTTTCATGAAGCAAGTAATGCCGATGTAAAACGTCAAGAGGCATACATCAAAAAAACTGTGATGATGTCTCCATGTAATATGGTTGAATCTGCCATGAAGTCTATACAGACTGCTATTGAAAATTTGACTGCGGAAATTAATAAAGTTTTAAATGCTGCTTTATATTATATTGATGCAGTCTCTTCAAAAATTCAAGAAATTAAAGCACTGATTGCCAACTTTGCTTGTGAGATTGCAAAGTATTTAAAAATAATTTTC